ATGGGCAGCTGGCGCATGAGGATGCGCTCCCGCAGCACGGCGGGAGGGAGCAGGTTCGACTCCTGCGCTGCTCTCCACTTTATCCCGGAGAGGGTGAAAACTATGGACATCCGATACAAAGATCCACGGACGCGCTGCACAAAGTGCGGGAAGCTTCTGCCCACTGGGCGGAAACGGCTCTGTTATGCGTGCCGCCCGAATAAGCGGTACAAGACAGCCGTCGTGTCGCCCCCGGCGCCGCCGAAGCCCCGGTATACCTTTGAGGAGCAGGACGCACGGGCGGAAGCCCGGGGCCTTACCTATGGGCAGCTGGTGAATCTGGAGAACAACGGTTTGCCTCTGCCGCCGCTTCGGCGTTCGGTGAAATGGCCGTGGGACAGCCCTCACCGGGGCGAAGAACAAATTTAATAAAGGGGGCACTACAATGGCTGAACAGATCCCACGGGAGCAATTCTCCGCGTGGGCGAATATTCCCGCGCGCGTGCTGTTTGATCGGGAGATCAGTGATCGGGCGAAGCTCCTGTATGGGCTGATTTCCTGTATGTCCAACAGCTACGGGTTCGCGTTTGCCAAAAATTCGACGCTTATGCGGTACTTGAATGTGGAGGAAAGGAGTCTTCAGAGGACGCTCAAGCAGCTGCTGGACGGCGGCTACATACGGATTGAAGACGGGTCAGGCGGGCGCGGAACCCTTCGCAAAATCTTTACGGTGGATGTCTGCCCTCGAAACCCCGTCAATCCTGACGGGGTTAAACCCGCCAAATCTGACGGGGTTATAAATAATAATTGTAATAATAATAAAAGAAACAATAAAGCGAGAGCGCCGAAGGCGTATCTGACGGATCAGGAGCTGCTCGATTGGTTCAACAACTGGGCTGTCCGGCTGGACGCTGACCCAGAGGAAACGACGAAGCTCATCGGCGACCTGCACGCATTCGCGGAAATGCGCAAGGCCAAGAAGAAGCCCATCCTGACGGTGAACGCCGCCGGGCGGCACGCGAAGAAGCTGCTGGATTACTCGGCGGACTTCCCGGAGTATCGGCTCGCTGCCATGCGCTATGTACTGTCCCAGTCGGTTGAATCCAACTGGGAAAAGCTTTACCCCATCACGAAGCCGGACGATTTTAACCGCTGGCTGCATGATAACTACGGTGTCCAAGTTGGGCACGCGGAGCCGGAGGTGGAGTACTTTGAGTAGCGTTTCCTATGAAGCCTGGATGCAGGCGCAGCAGAGTGTCCTCGGCTCCGTCCTGATCGACGATCGGTGCGCGAGCTTCCTGGTGTTCGGCCTGGCAGAGGAAGATTTCTGCGAGAGTTACCGGTCGCTGTACCGGGCTATCCGGGAGCTGTACACCACCGGAAAGCCGGTTGACCCGGTCGCGGTGCTGAATGTCGTGGGCGACTCGTACAAGGATTTTATCGTCCAGCTGATGAACATTACCCCCACCGCCGCGAACTGCAAAATGTACGTGGATATCGTCAAGCAGCAGTCCCGGGTGCTGAAGCTTCGGGACACCGGGCTGGCGCTGTCCCGGATTTCCACGGAGGAGGAAGGCGCGGAGCTGCTCGCCAATGCCGCCTCTGAAACGGTGCGGGACGACGGAGACGTGTGGAGCCTGGCGCAGGGATTTTCCGACTGGATGCACCGATACCAGAAAAAGCCCGACTATCTGGACTGGTTTATCCCTCAGCTTCGGCGGATGATTCGGGCGGAGAAAAGCGACTACTTCATTGTGGGCGCCAGGCCTTCGGCGGGTAAAAGCGCTTTTGCCCTTCAGTCGGCGCTGTACTGGGCAGTTGTCTGCAACAAGCGGGTGGGGTTCTTCTCCCACGAGACCAGCCGGGAGAAACTGATGGACAGACTGGTCGCCTGCGCTTCCGGCGTTCCGATGGATGCGATCAAGGAGCGGACGCTGGATGATAAGCAGATGGAGGCCGTGTGCTCCATCTCGTCCCGGATCAACTCCGCGCCGCTGTTTTTGTTTTCCGCCGCCGGGCGTACCGTGCAGCAGATGCAGGATCGGGCGCTGTACAAGCGGCTGGACATCGTGATCGTGGATTATCTGCAAATCGTCGCCGCCCCGGGGAATGACGAATACACCCAGGTGACTGCGGTTTCCAAGGCGCTGCACACCATGTGCCAGCGGTTCGGGATCTTCTGCCTCGCGCTGTGCCAGCTGAGCCGGACGAAGACGGACAAGTCCGGCCACGCCCAGCGCCCCCGGCTGGAAGATCTCCGTTCCAGCGGCCAGATCGAGCAGGACGCCGACGGCGTATTCTTCCTTCACCCGCTGGAGGAGCCGGACAAGCCCCGGGAGCTGATCATCGCCAAGAACAAGGACGGCGCTCTGAGCATTACGAAGCTGGCCTTTGACGGCGTGCGGCAGCAGTTCCGCTTCATTGGCAAGGGGCAGCAGCCGCTGAAGCCATTTGACTATTCCAGCTATGTGATGCCGAGCCAGGTAGACCAATACCCCCAGCTGTGCATGGATGTGGAAACTCCGTTTGACGCGGAGCAAAAATAAATCACAAAATTCAAAGAAAGGGTGAAATTACATGAGAACAACCGCAATCTTAAACCTGAAGGGCGGCGTCGCCAAGACCGTGACCACGGTCAACATGGCCGCGATCCTTGCCCGGGACTACAAAGCCCGCGTGCTGCTGATCGATGCGGACTGCCAGTGCAACTGCACCGAGTTTTTCGGCGGTGCCTCTGATAAGGGGACGCTGGCCGACATTCTCCGGCTTCCTGACAGTTATCCCGACCCCGTTACCTTCTGCGCCAACTGCATCCGGGGAACTACCGTAGACGGGGTGAATCTGATTCCCGGCGACGACAGCCTTATGGACTTGGATCTGAGCAAGGTGGAGCTGGGACGGGTGAGCATGAACGTGCTCCGGCAATTCGTGGAAGCAGCCAACGGGCTGTATGACTACATCCTCATCGACTGCCCGCCGGCTTTTAACGCTGCCAGTGCCGCTGCCCTTGTGGCTGCCGATGATATCATCATTCCCATCAAGCTGGATGCCTTTTCTCTCCGGGGCATGGGCAACCTGATGCGGCAGATCAGCAATATGCGGAAGATCAACCCGCGTCTGAAGCTTGCCGGGGTGCTGCCCACCATGTGGTACCGGGACGCTCAGATGCAGGATGCGGAAAAGATGCTGGCGGATGCGGGGCTGACGGTGTTCCCCCACATCCGGCGAAGCGACAAGGTTGACCGGATGACCTGGCAGCAGCGGCCGCTTCTGGCGACCAGCCCCAACAGCGCCGCCGGCGTGGATTACCGGCGTTTCGTGAAAGCTTACATGCGGGGAGGGAAGGAAAATGTTTGATCTTGCGGACGTGCTGAAGGGCGTGCCCAATTTGGGCACATCCAAGAAACAGCTGGAGTACATAAAGCGGGAGCTGATCGACCCCGACCCGAACAATTTCTACAGCCTGACGGGCATCGAGGAGCTGGCGGCAAATATCCAGCTGTGCGGATTGCAGCAGCCTATCCTTGTGCGCCCCATCGATGGCGGGCGGTACATGGTGGTTTCCGGGCACCGGCGCCGGGCAGCGATCGAGTTGCTGGCAGAGGATGAACCGGAAAAGTGGGAGGAGATCTCCTGCCTGGTGGAGAGGGACGAGGCGTCCCCGGAGCTTCAGCAGCTGCGCCTGATCTATGCTAACGCCAACACCCGCGAGAAGTCCGGTTCCGAACTTGCCGCCGAGGCTGAGCAGGTGGAGGAACTGCTGTACAAGCTCAAGGATCAGGGCTATGATTTCCCCGGTCGGATGCGGGATCATGTTGCCGCCGCCGTGAAGGCCAGCAAGAGTAAGCTTTCCCGCCTGGCGATGATCCGGAAAAACCTGAATGTTCACTTTATGGCGCTGTGGGAGTCCGGACAGCTTCGGGACAGTGTGGCATACACGCTGGCACAGGCACCGCTGGAGACGCAGAATCTTATCTGGATCTACCAGACGGCGGGCGGAACCAAGGCGTTCCGGTGCTCGGACGGCTGGGTGCAGGGTATCATCCAGGAAATGGCCCATGCGGAAGAAATCTGCAAAAACATGTCCTGTGCGGTTACGCATAAAGACAAGTGCCAGCATTGCGGTACCCGGGTTCAGAATGCAGCGAGACTGCCGCAGTATTCCGGCCTGAGCTGCCGGGGATGCTGTTTCGACTGCTGGAATCTTAAAGACTGCCAGTTCTATTGCACCTTCGCGTCAGATACCCGGCAGGTGCTGCGAAAAAAAGCCCAGGAAAAACGCAAGCAGGAAAAGACCGAGGAACAGGCGCGGGAAGCTCCGCTGAAAGAAATCATCCGGAACAGCTACCAGCGGGTAGCTGCTCTGCGGGAGGCCAAGAGCGTGAGCATAGAGGATTATCTTCGCGCTTCCACAAATTACGTCACTTCGCGGGACGTGGAGCGGCTCCCGAAGATGGAGGCCGGCACGGTTGCCCTGAATGACCGGCTTCCCGGCGGTATCTGGGCGGAAGAGGCGCGGCGGCTCGTAGCGGTTGCTGATCTGTTGGGATGCTCCATCGACTATCTGCTGGGGCGGACGGATGAAGTGAACCCCGCGAAAAATGTGCCCAATTTGGGCACCGGATGGCGGACGGGCGAACCGGATGAACCCGGCGTCTATGCCGCGCTTGGAACCGTTCTCGGTGCCACTGATCCGCTTCTGGAACGCTGGAAATGGGATGGAACACAATGGCGTCTCTCCGGTGCTTCCGGGACTCCCGTCGCAGCCTTTGATGTTCAGGTGCATTACTGGCTTCCAATTCCGTCTAAGGCTGGAGCCTGCACCACCTGTATGAGTAATTCCGGGCAATGCGGCGCGGCGGCTTTCTGTTCGGAACCGGCGACGTGCTGCCTGCAATGCGATAAGGATGATTGTAATGGCCGCTGCGGATGGATTGAGGGGGGCAGCAATGAATAATTACATAGTCCGGGAAGCGTTCATAGACGGGGTGGCGAAAAGGTATTGCGCCCCATGCAAGGAGCACGGCTGCGACCTGGACGGAGACTGGTGCCGTGATTGCGTGATCACTTGTGTGCTGAAAATGGTGCGAGATGCTCCCGCCGCCGACGTGGAGCCGGTGCGGAACGGGCGGTGGGAAGAGTGCGACTGGGTTGACGTGGACGAGCATGGGTTCGGTACAAGAAGAACCTTTAAGGCAGGATTGCGGTGTAGCCAGTGCGCTTGTGTTTTCAAAAAGGAGCTGCTTTGGAAACGAAACTGGTGCCCCAACTGCGGCGCAAAAATGGAAGGTGGTGCAGACGGATGATGCGGTGTAGCGCTGAAGCTTATTCCGTTTGCCCGTTCGCTTCCCATTGTGCGCCCCGAGCCGAGGCCACTTTCATGGAGGGCAGCGATTGCGACGCCTTCAACCAGCGAATTGACGACGCTATTGAAAAGATCATGCGTTCAGAGGATGATTCTGATTTTACAGGAGGATGCAAGCTGTGATAGACTTTTGGATTTTCTTGGCCTACGTCATCGGTATGGCAATCTGGCTGCGGCTGGTGGTGTTCCTGAATCATAAGTCTGGCAACATTTTCGGGCTTGACGGCGTGGGCTGTGGGACCTATCTCTGTGTTGTTTTCATTGCCGTATGCTGGCCCTTTGCCGTCCCTGGTGTCTGTGCAGTTTTCGTATTACATTGGTTCTTTGGGAGCCACGGGGAGGATTCCGATGGCTGACTACCCCTACACCGTAACAAGTCCCTCCGGGGAGATCGTCTTGCAGGCGGCGGAAAGCTGCCGATATCCTCGGCTGGTTGAGCTGACATTGCTGGAGGCGGGCTACACTGTCCGCCTCCATGGAAAGAAAATCACGAAAACCGAAACGCGAAAGGAGATGCGCAAATGAAGCCTCTGAAAACCGGCGACCCCTGCCCGTGCTGCGGGATGCCTATTAAGTCTACAAGTCCGGAAATGTTTCGCCTGTTGACGAATATCCGGGACTTTGGGTTCAGCCTGCGCGACGCTGAAAGAGTGGCAGCTCTGCTGAAGCAGGAACAGGAGGCAGCGGATGGCACGATGTGATTGGGAAATCATTTTCAAAGTCGAAAAGGCGCACCGTCTGGTAATGCCGTCCTTCGCCCGCGTCCTCCAGTGGCTTGCGGGCAACGGCGCGAAATGCACCTCCATCTTCATCCGGAAACGGCAAAAGGAGGACATCGATGGCTAAAAACACAAAGGTTGTCGTGGGGCCAAACTTTCTGGCGCACTGGTATATCTACGACTTTCAAGTCTGCGAGGGACGGCCGGAGCTGCTGCGGACGATGGATTATATCAACCGGCACGGCTATGACCTGATCTCCGTCACCCAGTATCAGGAAACCTACACGGTATTCTTCCGCCGCCGTGCCTGCGGGTAGGGGGTGAGGGTATCAAGATCCTCAGCACTATGCGAGCCGGGCGGGTCGTCCGGCAGGCGCTCTACTCGCCCCGCGATCCTACCACCAACACCCGGCGGCGGGCAATCAGCATTTCCGCCGAAGACAAGAAGCAGGCAAACCTGAAAACCAGCTATGAAAAGCTTCTGATGCTGGCGTGCGCGAATTTCCTCCCGGGCGACTGGTGGGTGACGCTCACATACGATGATACGTTCCTCCCGGAGAGCCGGGAGGAATCCCGGAAGTACTGGCGCAAGTCCATGCGCTGGTATCGGAAGTACCGCAGGGACAACAAGGACGCGCTGCGCTATGTCTACTGCACCCAACTGACTACCAGCCGGGGCGGCCGACGGCTCCACCACCATATGATTCTCCGGTACGAGGACGACATGGATCAGGAGAAGCTGGAATCCCTCTGGCAGTGGGGGCATGTGCATATGCGCAAGCTCAAGGACTGGGACGAGATTCTGGACAAAGTCCACTACATGTGCCGGGAACCCCGCGAGCTTGGGGTCTACGTTCCCGGCGAACAGATGTGGACGGCAAGCCGGGGACTTGTCCGGCCGCAGATTACCTACACAACATTTGATTCCGACGCGATTGATATCAGCGTTCCGTCAGGCTGTACCGCTCTGAGCGACCCGGTGCAGCTTCCCGGATACGGCGGATATAAGACCATCATTTACATTGAAAACATGTGACGAATAGGGGGTGCTTCCTCCTATATCGGCTGGAGGGAGGTACTAACCAATGGACACACAGAAACAAACTTTTTCGCGGCTATTGCATATTTCTCCCGCGTGTGGTAAAATAACGGAAACAAGGGAGAAAGCCTTGTGCCCGATATGCCGGAGGGGCGTGGTTGCCTACCTGCTGCCGGAGACGACAGCGAAGAATCTGCCGGTAAAATGCAAGCGCTGCGGCGCTGAGCTGATCGTGAATATTTCCCGAGTGCCTGTGCCTTGAGCCTGTGCCATGTATCGCAAGAGCGATGCTTGGTGCAGGCTTTTTCTTTTGCCCCGGAGGTGGCGTATGTTCGACTACAGCCGTAAAAACAAGCGCTGGCGGAATCTGCGCAAGCTGGCGCTGCGCCGTGACCGCGGCTTCTGCCGGGAGGCTGCCCGATACGGACGGCGCGTCCCGGCCACGGTGGTGCATCACATCTGGCCGGCGGAGGATTATCCCGAGTATGCCTACTGCCTGTGGAACCTGGTCAGCCTCAGCGCGTCAGCCCATGACGCCATGCACGACCGGGATACGCGAAAGCTCACGGCGCTGGGGCTTTCCTGGAAAAATCGCACCCCCCCACCCCCTTCCGCCGAATTTTAGGGACGCTTACAGCTGGGCGGGGGACTCCTTTCACACGCGGCGGCGAAATTTTTCAAAAAATTTTTGCGCCGCATAGTACCCGGGCGCGTATGCGTCCACGATGCGCACATGGAACGCGGACGCGGAACCCGGACACGGTACACGGAGGTGACGAAAATGGCAAAAGAGCAGCAATATATCCAGCAGCTGACAGATCTGGGCGTCTACGATCCGGCCTTTGACGGCGCGATTCATGTGCTTTGCATCCAGGAGCGAGAGCTGAGCCGGGCAATGAAGGAATGGAAGACCACGGCGCCGGATCCGAAGACAGCGCCGTCCATCACGGACCCGCTGTATGCGGAAATTTCCAAACTTCGCCGGGACATTCTGGCGCGTCAGGATTCCCTCGGCTTAACGCCGAAGGGATTACAGCGGCTCAGGCGTCAGGCCGCCCCCTCCGGGGAGGTCGCTGCGCCTGCATCGTCCGCAAATCCGATGCTGTCCCAGCTGCTGGACGGCATCCGGGGGAATCACAATGGCGGCACCCCATGAGTCTATCGTCCTGGATTACGCCCGGGACACCGTTAACAGCCCGGACGCCTGCCTGGATACACAGGCAGCTGCCCGCCGGTACCTTGCCGACCTGCGGAACCCCATGTGGGACTTCCGTACCGGCATGGCGGAAACCATTATCGAGATCATCGAAAGCCTGTTTTGTCACCAGCAGGGTGAGGATTTGCTGGGGCGTCCCCTTCGGGGCAAGCCCCTGATACTGGAACCCTTCCAGCTGTTCGTGATCTACAACGTCTGCGGCTTCTTCTACCCCGGCACCGACCTCCGGCGCTTCCAGGAAGTGCTCGCGATGCTGGCGCGGAAGAACGGAAAGACGCCCTTTGCCACATCCTTCTGCTGGGCGGTGGGCCTCTGGTACGCCCGTTCCTTCAGCAAGATCAAAACAGTGTCCGGCTCCATGAAGCAGAACATGGAGGGCTTCGGTTTTCTTCGCTATAACCTCCGCCGGCTGGGGCTGACCATGGACATTGACCCCGCTCATGGCCTGCGGATGCTGGACAGCTCCCTCGGTCATAGCTTTGAAGGTCCGATCTGGGACGGGCAGATCTCTTTTGAGGCGCTTGCCTACAAGCCGGATGTGTTCGACGCCTTCAACGCAAACGTTGTCCTGCTGGATGAGCTGGAACTGTACAAGAATGCCATCCCTTATGGCCGTCTGAAGGACGCCACGAAGGCATACGGCAACAAGCTCATCATGGCGGTCACCACGGCGGGTGACGACGGTACCGGCTTTTGCGCCCAGCGTGTTTCCTACTGCTCCAAAATCGCACGGGGCGAGATCACGGGCGCGGATGCAGACCGGATCTTCGCTTTTATCGCCCGCGCCGACCCGGATCCGGACACCGACGAGGTGAATTACCTGGATCCCGCCAACTGGCGCAAGGCTAACCCCAACTGGGGCGTGACAATTCGCCCCTCGGACATGGAAGCATCCGCATTGCAGGCGCAAAATGACCCGCAGATGCGCAAAGAGTTCCTGACGCGCTCCCTGAATGTGTTCGTTTCGTCCTTCCGGGCGTGGTTTACGCTGGATGAATTCATCCATTCCGATTCTCACTATGATTTCAGCCAGTCGCAGCTGGCGCGGCTGGTGAAATCCTGGTATGGCGGCGCGGATCTGTCCAAACTGCACGACCTGACCGCCGCCTGCATCGTCGGTGAGATTCCCGCGAAGGCCGCCGCGACGGAGGGCTGGACGCCGAAAGAGGACGTGCTGGTCATCGTCCCCCATTGCTGGTTCCCGGTGGTGGCGGCCGCTGAGAAGGCGGACAAAGACAGCATCCCGCTGTTCGGCTGGCGGGATGACGGCTGGCTGGACATGCCAAACGAGCCGTCCATGGACCCCACGGAACCGGTAAAGCAATTCCAGCTGTGGAAAAAGTCCGGCTTTGCGATCAAAAAAGTCGGCCATGACCGAAAATTTGCCCGCCCTTACTACGCAGCCATGAAGAAAGCCCACTTCACCGTAGTCGATCAGCCTCAGCTGTCGATTGCCAAGAGTGAGGGGCTTCGCTACATCGAGCATAAGGCGAAAATCGGCTGCCTGTACTACTGCCACGCGGAACCCTTTGCCTACTGCGTTCAGAATGTCCGCGGGCAGGAGAAGCAGGACGACGTAGTTGTTTACGATAAGATTTCCCCCACTTCCCGGATTGACGTCTTCGACGCCGCCGTGTTTGCTACCATCCGTATGCTGATCGATACCGGCAAGGCTGCCGATGCAGCCGCCTGGTTCGGCGATGACTGATTGTGCCCAAATTGGGCACAAAGAAAGGATTTGACTATGCCGCTTTTCAAACGCCGCTCCCGTGAGCCGCCCACAATGCTGGGCTACTGGCTCCGATCTTCCGGGGACTGCCCGGTGGGCTATCACCGACTGCTGGACACCCCGGAGGTGGCCGCCTGCATCAGCCGCATTTCCGCCATCATTTCCAGCGTTCCCATCTACCTGATGGAAAACACCCGCAAGGGCGACGTCCGCGTCCACGACGGCCTGAGCCGCCTGGTGGATATCGACCCCTGGCCGGGAATGGCGACCCGCTCCGGCTGGATGGACTGGATTGTCTCCACCATGCTGGGGGAGGGCGACGGCAATGCGTTCGTCCTGCCACAGATCGAGGGCGGCCGTTTCTCGGCGCTGGTTCCAATGCCAGGCGCGTCGGCCATTCCCGGAAACACGCCGGATGACTACCGTGTCAGCTGGCGCGGGGTGCTCTACCATCCCACCGAGGTGCTCCACTTCCGCCTGTTCTCCGATCCGGTCACCCCCTGGCAGGGGCGCGGGTATCGGTTTTCTCTTCAGACGGTGGTGGATTCCCTGCAAAACTCCGCAGCCGTTCGCAGAAGCCTGACGTCCCCGGACTACGCGCCGCCGCTGTGTGTGTTCGTCAACTCAGACGCCGACCTTTCGGACGAAGGCAAACGGGACAAGTTCCGGGAATCCTACCTCAGCGATTCCCGGGACGGCAAGCCCTGGATACTCCCGGCGGATCTGGTGAAGATCGAACAGGTGAAGCCCCTCTCCCTGACGGATCTTGCAATCAAGGACACCGTGGAGCTGGACAAGCGCACCGTAGCGTCCATTCTCGGTGTGCCGCCCTACTTCGTGGGTATCGGCGACTACAGCGCCGCCGCTCATAACGGCTTCATCCGGACGGAGGGCGTACACATTGCCTCAGTGATCGAGCAGCAGCTCACCCAGAAGCTTCTGGAAAACGAGCGCCGGTACTTCAAGGTTTCCCGCCGTCGACTGTATGACTACGACCTGAAGACCCTGATCGACATCGACAATTCCATGGCCGACCGGGGCTATCTGAACGGCGATGAAGTCCGGGAGGATGCCGACCGCGACCCCGTGGGACTTACCGAGTACAAGGTGCTTGAAAACTACATTCCCTATGATATGTCCGGTAAACAGCTGAAGCTGGCCCCGAAGGAGGACAAAACCAATGCCTGATAAAGCTTTCCGCAGCCGCCGGACAGAGTTCCGGGCGGCAGACCCGGCAGAAGGTCAGCCCATGACCCTCTCCGGCTATTTCGTGGTTTTTGGGCAGCCCTACTACATCGACGATTGGTGCGAGGAAGTCGTTGACCGGCACGCCTTCGACGATGCCGACATGACCGACGTCCGGGCACTCATTGACCACGACCCCCGGCTGTGCCTTGGCCGGCACAATGACAACGTGGAGACCCTGGAATTTTCCATTGACGATACAGGACTTTTCGCAACCATCCAGATCAACCCTGACGACACGGACGCCCTGTCCCTGCGTGCCCGCGTCCTGCGTGGTGACGTCGATCAGGCTTCCTTTGGATTTGAGGAGTCCTCCGTTGAGTACACCGATCTCCCCGATGGGCGCGTCCGGCGCACCATCCGGAAGATCTCCAAGCTCTGGGAGGTTTCGGTCTGCACATTCCCCGCATACGAACAAACCTACGTTTCCGCCCGTTCTGCCTCCGGGGACGCCCTGCGGCGCAGCGTGCTGGAACACCGGAAAACCAAACTGAAAAGGAGATTAAAACACCATGGCAAAAAATAAGCTGCTGCTGAAAAAGCAGCGTTCCCTGAAAGCCAAGAAGCTTACCGAACTGCGCACCCGCGCCAAGCAGCTCCGTGCGCAGGAGGATGAACTCGCCCAGCAGCTGGCGGCCGTCGAGGACGCCATCCCCGAAGATCTGGAGCAGCAGATCACCGAAGTGACCGACGCCCAGACGGAGGTTAATGACCAGATCGGCACCCTCGTGGATGAGCTGGCTGACCTGGACGCCCTCATTGCCGAGGTCGATGCCGGCGAGCCTGCCCCCGAGGACGATCCTCCCGCCGATCCCCCTGCCCGTTCCCGTACCCCTGCGGCGACCGCTCCCGAGTCCGGCCGCTTCCGCAGCCGTTCCCGCTGCTTCGCGTCCCGCACCCAGCGTGATGCGTTCTATGCTTCCTCTCCCGTCAAGACGTTCCTTCAGCGGATCCGTGATCTGGCTTCCCGCGGCGTCCGCAGCGTTACCGGCGCTCAGCTGACGATTCCCAAGGAAGTTCTGGATATTCTCCGGGACAACCTGAACCAGTATTCCAAGCTGATCTCCAAGGTTCGCCTGCGCTCCGTAAGCGGTGAAGCTCGGCAGAACATCATCGGCAAATGCCCCGAGGGCATCTGGATGGAAATGGCCGGCGCTCTCAATAGCCTGGAGTTCCGTATTTCCGAGATCGAGACGGACGGCTACAAGGTTGGCGGCTTCATCGTCATCGACAACTACATCCTGAAGGACTCCGACATCGCCCTGGGCGAGGAGATCATGTACATGCTGGGTCAGTCCATCGGTTACGCCCTGGACAAGGCCATCGTCTTCGGTCTGGGCCCCAATTCCAAGATGCCTGTGGGCATCATGACCCGGCTGGCTCAGACTGCGCAGCCTGCATACTGGGGTGACAACCAGGGCGACTGGGTTGACCTGCATTCCTCCAACGTTCTGAAGCTTAACCTGGCGTCCGCGAACGGCACGGCCTTCTTTATCCCGCTGCTTCAGGCACTGGCCAAGGCGAAGCCCACCTTCACCACGGACGGGAAAGTTTGGATCATGAATGATCTGACCCGTCAGGATCTCCAGATCCGCGCCCTGGAATTTAACTCCAACGCGGCGCTGCTGTCTGGTATTGAAAACACCATGCCCGTCATCGGCGGCGAGATCATCACCCTGGAGTTCATGCCCGATCACATGATCTGCGGCGGCTACTGCGGCGAGTACCTGCTGGTGGAGCGCGAGGGCGGCACCTTCGCTTCCTCCGACATTCCCTTCTTCCTCCAGGACAAGACGGTATACAAGGGTACAGCCCGGTACGACGGCCAGCCTGTTTCCGGCGAGGCGTTCGTGGGCGCGACCTACGACAATACCGAGGTGACCACCACCCTGCGCTTTGCCCCGGACTACGTGAACACTCCCGCCAACTCCCTGGTGGTGACCTCCGCCGCAGGCGCTGAGTCCGGCGAGACCAAGCTGACCGTGGCGGGTGCCGTCAGCGCCTCCAACACCTTCAAGGCATTCGTGGGCGCTCCCGCCGCCGTTGCGAAGGGCGACGTCCCCGGTAAGGGCTGGACGACCATCGTCTCCGGCACCACGAGCATTGCCGCGCCTACCGGCTCCGGCGTCACGGTGGTGGAGCTGGACGAGAACGGCCGCGTGATCTCCATCGGCTACTGTGCCAGCGTGACTGCCAAGACCTGATAATTCCCGCGCCGGGGTCTGACCGCCCCGGCGCACCGTGAAAGGAGTAACCAATGGCAATTCAGAAAAGTATCGTAAAAATGCCGCTGGGTATGCAGACGCTTGACTTCTGGCCTATCAAGGAAGAACCCGCAAGCAGTCACCCCACCTATGACGAATCCATCAATCTGGGCGCTGCCGTCAAGGGCTATCTGTCCATCACCACAGCGTCCGCGTCCATCCCCGGCGACGATATCACACAGGTGGAAGATGAGGTGTTTGTCTCTGCCCAGCTGGATACCGAAACAACCATGTCCGAGCTGTCCGTCAACGCCACGTTGTTCGGGCATACCTACACCGAAGCGACCGGCAGTGATAAGGGCGGCATGGAAAGCAAAAGCTCTGACCGGGCGACGCCCGGCGGCCTGAGCTTTATCGAGCCGATCCTGACGAAAACGAAATCCATCATCTACCGCGCGACCTGCCTGCGCAAAGCTCAAGCCATGCCTTCCTCCGAGAAGCAGGAGGCCGATACCAAGAAGCAGGGCGAGCTCAGCCCCAAGAACAATGCCGTCTCCTTCAAGGTGATGGAGGATAATCTTTCCAGCTGGCGTATGCAGCAGGATTTTGAGACGCTGCCCGAAGCCAAGGCTTACATTGCCGGAATTTTCGGTGCGGCTACTGCTGGCGGCGGTTAATGTTCACACCATACAGGCCGGCACTTTGCCGGCCTGCTTCGTAGAATGGAGGCCACTATGGCTGATAATCTCAAATTCTCAGACGCAGCGCTCGCCCTGTTGAAAGCCAACCTGGGCTATTACGATTCTACCATCCCGGCGGATCTGCTGAAGTACCTGACGTATCTGCTTACCTATGCGCTGGATTCCTTCGCCGGTATGGGTATCGTCCTGTCTCCCGGCGTGCTGGAGGACGACATGGATCAAATGACCTATGCTGCGTATCTCTACCGGCATGGCGTCACCGGCGCAGGAAAGACGGAGATGCTCAGGCAGATCATCCGGGATCGGAAGGTGCGCGCCGCGACCGAAGAGGAGGCGGCAACGTGATCTACGACAAGCCCATTTCTTTGCTCGCCATGCCGGACACCACGGGCATTCCCTCGCCGGGGTGCCTCGTCCCGGTGTTTGACGCATGGTGTGCCGAGAAAACCGTCTACGCGAAACGCTTCTGGGAGGCCGTGGCCAACGGTAGCCGGGTGGACAAGCTGGTGGAGCTGCCCCTGCATCGGGACGTACCCGCTGCCGGTTATGCCCGGCTGGGCGGTCACACCTACCGGGTGGAGCAGACCCAGACCGGGGAGGACGGCGACGGCCTGCCGGTCACATGGCTGAGCCTGATGCGAATGGAGGACGCATATGACACTTACTGAATTTTCCGACGCTCTGAAAGCGGCGATTCCTGCCAGCTATCAGAGCGCCGCGCCGGCGGGTGTCCGCCCCTGCGTGGTGTGGTCGGCCTACGGCTCCCGGACGCTGGACGGCGACGACCGCACCCAGACGGCAATTCCCAAGGTGCAGCTGGACATTCTGGCCGCAAAGTTCCCGGATCCCATCATTGATGCGGTGACGGATCTGCTGTACGGGCTGGAGCTGCCCTATTCCGATCAGGGCAGCAGCTACGACCCGGACTACGGCTGCTTCCGGACGATTCTTCAGACGGAGGTGGCGTAATGGCAACGTTCAAATATAACGGCGTCGACGCACTGGACCTCACCTTTGAAAAGATGGCGAATCTTTCTGGGGACGATCTCCTGCGTATTATCCGTCCGGGTGCAGAACTCCTTCGGGAGCGTCTGATTGAAAAAGTGCGTGCGATATTTACCCAGAGATCCGGTTCATTGGCAAACTCCTTCAAGCTGAAAGAACGTGTATGGGAGGACGGCGCGGGAATCTCCGTGCTTCCTATGGGCAAACATCCGAAAAGCAGCACCGGGAAACGGCGTGGAAAGCGGCGGTCAAATGGTAGCTATCAGGGTACTAATGCGGAAGTTGCCTTTATTCTGGAATACGGCTCGCCTCGTATCGGCGCGACCCACTTCATGGAAAATACCGCAGAAGAGTCCGAACAGGAAGTCTACAATGCAATGGACGCGGAATTGACCCAGATTTTGCGTGAACGCGGATTGTGAGGAAACATGAAACATATTGATTTTGAATTTAACGGAAAGACTTACGCCTTGTCGTTCACGGCGGAAGCGCTTTTCACAATTTATGATAAATTCGGCTATACCTCCGACATTCTCGGCACCACCCACGTTCTGGAGCCTACTCTGGAGGGCTGGAAAAACTGCTGCTGGCTGGCGGCACTCATGGCTTCGCAGGGCGAATTGCAGCGGCGGCACCGTGGGGAATCGCCCCAGCAGATGCTCACCCTGGAGGAACTGCGTACCGGCTTTATGGCCGCCGACAGCGTCCTCCTCCGGCAGGTCGTCCGGGACGCGCTGGAGCAGGGCTTCCACCGGGATATTCCGAAGCCGGACGAGGACGAGGAGGTGAACCTCGTTCTTCTGGAACGGGAGGAAGCCGAAAAAAAAGCCAGGGCGGCGGCCCTACGCGCATCTATTTCCTGGCTGCGGCGGCTGTTCGGCTCCACCTCAGCACCAAAGAAGCCCTGATGCTCACCCCCGGTATGTTCTCGGACTTGATGGAGGTGCTGACGCCCAGAGAGGAGGCACGCAGTGGCGACTAGACAAATTGCAACAGAAATTGTCCTTGGCGGCGAAAAGGAATTTAACTCCGCCATGACGGCGATCAACAGCAATCTGAAAACGCTCCGTACCGATATGGCGGCCACATCCGCCGAATTCGACGGGAACGCCGACAGCATCGACGCTCTGACCGCCAAACAGAAGATACTCGCGGAGACGGCCGCCCAGAATGATGCAAAGGTTGACGCTTTACGTCAGCGCTATGAGCATCTGAAGGCGACCCTTGGGGAAGACGCTGCTGCAACGGATAAAGCTAAGCAAGCCCTGAATCAAGCTATAGTTGCTCAGCAGAAAGCAGCCAAGGCCGCAAAAGAAAATGCCGATGCTCTGGAAGCCGCCCAGAAGGCCGCCAGAGAGGAAGCGGCGGCGCAGGAGGCGGCCAATAAGTCTGCCAGTGCCTACACTCCCGTCACCCAGAAGGCCGCCGGCGCGGCCAAAACGTTCGGAAGCTCCCTGAAAGCGTTCGGGAGCAAAGTCAAGGAATCGGCCACAGAAGTCAAGGCCGCCGCCCACCATGTCCCCGTTCTGGGCGAGGCGCTGGACGTGGTGGGTACCGCCGGAAAGGTGGCAAAGGTCGGCCTGCACGCCGCCGGGACGGCCGCCAAGGCCGTCGGCACGGCTTCGGCCACCGCGGCCAAGGGCGTCGCGTCCGCGTCCGCTGCCATGGCCAAGGGCTTCGGTACTGTCGCCGCTGGTGCGGCCAAGGGGCTTGCCGTGGCCACGGCTGCCGCCGCTGCCATGGGTACGGCCGTCATCACCACCATGGCTTCCTTCGCGAAGGAGTCCGCCGAGGCAGCGCAGGCGGCCAAGGACGCGGGCAAAACCCTCAGTGAATCCCAGAAGGAGTGGCTGGCCTACTCCAAAAGTCTGAGCGGGCTGGACGCCTCCGTAGCCAGCGCAAAAAGCGCCCTGGGCGGCATCCTCCTGCCGATGCTCAGCGATCTGTCTGCCCAAGGCGCTGAGTTCCTGAACAGCTTCGCCGCCGACATGGAGGCAGCCGGCACGGATACCGCGGCGCAGACCCAGGTGATGACCGACTACATCGTCAAGGGCGCGACCATGATCAAGGAGCAGCTGCCCCAGTACCTGGAAGCGGGCAAGGCCATTCTCGGCGGCCTGGTTGACGGTCTGGGGGAGGCTTCCCCTGAGTTGATCGATATGGGGTTGGATCTGGTGCTGGAGCTGGTGGACGGCATTGCGGACGCTGCGCCGGATATGGCACAGGGTGCCGCGGATCTGATCACCCGGCTGATCACCGGTCTTTCCAGCCGCGCCCCGGAGCTGTCCAAGGCGGCCCTGGATGTGGTGAAAGCGCTGCTGAGCGGCCTGACACAGAACGGGCCTTCCATCATGGATGGCGGCAGGGAGCTTGTCCAATCGCTCATTCAGGGCCTGAGCGAGGAAGGTCCCGAGCTGCTGGACATGGGCCTTGATCTTGTGGAGGAGCTGCTGAACGGTATCATTGATTCCGCGCCCCAGCTGGCGGAGACTGCTGTGGAGCTGGTGGGGCAGCTCATCCAGGGGCTGGCCGACAAAGGCCCGGATCTGATTACCTCCGCCGTCGGCATGGTTTCCGAGCTGATTTCCGGCTTGGGTCAGGCCGCACCGGAAATGATTCCGGCCGCGGTTCAGCTTGTCACCCAGCTGCTCACCGCTTTGGTTGACTCTGCCCCTCAGCTGCTGGAAGCCGGCGTCGAGCTGGTTCTCGGCGTGGTGCAGGGCATTTTCAACAGCCTGAGCGACATCGGCAACGCCGTGGACAATATCGTCACGACCTTCATGGACGCCATGGCCAACAGCGACAGCAAATTCCTTCAGGTTGGCTCAAACATGATCCGGGGAATCTGGAACGGCATTAAGAGCGCAACCGAATGGCTGTACAATTTGCTCTCCGGATGGGTGGATGATACCGTTGGCTGGATTAAATCCAAGTTTGGCATAAAGTCCCCATCCAAGGTGATGGAGCAGGAGGTCGGCGTCTGGATGGCGCGGGGCATCGGCTCCGGATTTACAAAGGAAATGCGCCTGGTCAACGCCCAGATGGCGGACGCCATTGATACCTCCTTCGATGTCCCCCAGCTGAACGGCTCCCGCCGGGCGCGGAATGTCGCCGTTACCACGGCCGGCGGCAAAACCGTGAATCTCACGATCTACACGCAGAAACTGACCGACGCTGATATTTCCATGCTGCTGAACCTGGTCAACGAGAAATTGGGAGAGGATCTATGAGACGGATACGAAAAGTTTATCTTCAAAACGCAGCGGGCGACCGCTGGGGGCTGAACGGCGAAAATGGCGTGTACGTGTCCTCTCTGGCTGGATTTGGCTATACATTGTCGCCCACTTATGCAGACCTCACCCGGGGCTTTTTCCTCGCCGTCAGCGGCGAGAGCGAGCCGCAGGGGACAGTTCCTTTCACGGTGTACTTTACTCGAAACGCCTATGCGGTCTACCAGTCCTTCGTGGACTGGCTGGCCGCTGCTGGAACAGTCATCCTCTGCTACAATCCCACGGGCGACCAGGAATACCGGCGGGATGTGGACGTCAATTTCCTTCAGAAGGGCGAGTTGAACGAGGTCGGCTGGCTGGAAGTCCCCAGCAGCTTTTACGTAAAGACCCCGTGGTATAAGCCCTATGCAACGACCCTTTCCCTGGAGACCGCAGGGGGCGACAGCAGCAAGCGCTACGACTATGTCTATGACAGCAGCTTAATGTACGGCGTCGACAGCTCCGGCTCTCTGGCGGGGGAGCTTCGCGGCGGCGGGCATATTCCCGGTTCACTGGAACTGATCTACTCCGGCGCAATCACCAACCCCAAAATCAGGATGGTCGGCAACCTCAGCGGCAAGACCTTCGGCATTTGCTCCGTTACGGCGGTTCTGATTGCCTCTGATCGGCTGGAATATTCCAGCCGGCGGGAACAGTCCTATGTCCGAAAAGTCTCCGCAGACGGGACGGTGACGGATCTGCTGGACTCCCTGGATTTGAGTACCACGCCGTTTCCCCACATTCCGGTGGATGAACCCGTGACCATCTCCATCGAGGCGGACGCGGCCTTTACCGGCTCTGCGGATCTCACTCTATTCTACTATTACAGGAGCGTTTGACATGTTGGCATTTGTGAAAAGCTTTGCGACCTATCGGACGATTCGGATGGCCGCCGTCATCTCCAGCGCGCTGACCCTGGACAGCCTCAGCGCCGAGAACAGCACGGTGACGGTGGTGGGGACGGAGATCGGCCAGAGCGACGCGGGAAACTGGCTGGTGATCGACGGCGGCGTCTATTCCATAACCGGCGTGAAGCCCCAGACCGACCGCACGTTGCTGACGCTCACGTCCCCATTGGACGCCTTTTCCCGGCCGCTGGAACTCGCCGAGCAAACTGCAAAGCAGACTGTCGGCAACTTCATCGTTCAGCAGCTGACCGAACACTGGATTGAATGCACGGACACCGCCTATGCGCTGCCATATCTGACGGTGTCCAATTTGGACACAACCGCTTTTTCACCGCCGGAGCTGGACAACAACGACTGCTACAAGCTTTCCGAGTATGCCAGACTCATGCGCCGCAGCTACCGGGTAGCGGTGCGGTTTTCGGACGGTGGTGACGAGCTGCTGTGCAACATCTCCACCCCACCAATCGAAGCCCACAATATCAGCTTTGACGATGGGAAAAGTCAGCTTCAGAACCTGGATTATTCGGCTTCCGGCACTGCTAAACTGACGGTGCTGTGTGACGTAGATACCGGAGAGAAGGACGACGATGGGGAGCCTATCGTCTCCCGGCAGAGAAGCACCTGGTATCTTGCGGAGGACGGCGCTGTATCCCAGACGGTTCCCGCCCGCCGGGCTTCGGGGACGTGGGACACGATTTCCGTCAAAAAGCTTGAAGAGGTGGAGACAAAAGTCATAGAGACTTTTGCCAAAAACAAGACCAACCACAAGCTGGAATTCTGGAGTACTCTGAATCTCAACGTACAGGATAATTGCACGTTTTATGCCTATGGTGAGATCCTCCGTTCCTACGTCTCCTATAAACGGAAAAGCAGCGAGGACTCCCGTTACTATTACAAGTCCGGTGAGCTGGCCACTACGGCCACAGAAAAATTGAGAGGAGTAATCAAATGAGTGCGAATTTTACCGGTGTGACATTCCCCAATCAGAAGGTGACCCCGGCCAACGATGCGGTTATCCGCCGCGCCATCTTTGACGACGGCATCCTGACCGGCTGTGATCTGAGCTATTCCGGTTCTACGCTTACGATGACGGCGGGGCAGTTCATGATCTGCGGGCGTCAGATCATCCACCCGTCGTCCCAGAACTGGGCAGTAACCGAGGCAACTTCCGGGTATGCCCGACTGGTGCTGACGATCGACGTCACCCGCACCAGCACGAAGGACACCTTTGACCAGGTGGTGGACGAAATCCAGTATGCTACGGATGCAAACGGATTTGCTGATTTGACCACAGCCGACATCAACGCTACGGGCACCAGATATCAGGTAGCCGTTTGCGTGGTGTCTCTGGGGCCTGGCGGTATTACCGGAATTGCAAGCAAGCTTGACATGACGGAGGGTGGTGGGGCGGGAGGCGTTTTGACGGTTACGGTGAGTCCTGGGGAACTGGTGACGGTTTCCAACAGTGATAAATCGCAGGCAAAGGCTGCAAACGCCAGCGGCGTGGCAGTATTCAAGGGCTTGAAGGCCGGACCGTGGACGGTAGCTGTTACCAGAAATGGTAAGCCGACTGCAAAAACCGTGATCGTTGTGACAGATTATTCCGTATCGATTCCTCTTAGCACTATCCCTGAATTCACCTACACTGGCGATTATGAAATCGTCAACGATTCTGACGAGCCTATCACCGTATCTCAGGACAACTGGAAAATCCGCTTCCTCACCTCTGGTACGCTGACGTTTACCAATCTCAACGGTGCAGAAAACGGTATCGACGTGTTCCTTGTTGGGGGAGGAGGAAACGGTGAAACTATCAGAGGTGCCAGAGGTGGCGGTGGGGGCTATACAAAAACCGTCAAAGGCGTAAGTATCGCTATTGCAACTCCATATACAGTCACTATCGGCGCTAGTTCCGGAACCAGCAGCGCTTTTGGCGCAAGCGCTAATGGCGCATCTGGTGCGGATGGAGGTTCTGGTGGCGGCGGTGGTGGTAGCTCAAGCGGAACTTCAGGTAACGGTGGCTCTAATGGGGGCAATGGAACGGCCGGAAATGTATCAAATGGAGGAACCGGGCAGGGGACAACCACCAGAGAGTTTGGTGAATCTACAGGCAAACTCTATTCTGGCGGTGGCGGAGGTAGTGCTGCTTATGCAGGTGCCGCGGGTGATTCTACAGCTGGTGCAGGTGCCAATTTCGGTGGGGCGGCGAAAAACGGAGTAGCCAACACCGGTGGCGGAGGCGGTGGTGCATATGATGGTACCGCAGGCCGTGGCGGTTCCGGTATCGCAATCATCCGCAACGCAAGGGGGGCTGCATAATGGCAAAGAGTATGGCGCGCATCGAAAACGGCTTAATTACCAATCTTCTGTGGTGTTCCGATTCCGAGCCGGAAACGGAATCCCTTATCGACCCCGCAGACCGCCCCGTGGGTATTGGCGACACCTACAGCGGCGGCAAATTCTACCGGGACGGGGAGGAAATCCTCACCCCGCTGGAAGAGGCGCTGAAAAAGAACGCCGAATACGAAGCCGCATTATCCGAGATCGAAACTGCTCTGGGGGTGACCACATGACCATCGAAGAACGGAAGCAGAGAATCCTTGCGAAAATCGCGGAAATGAAGGCCGAGGGCGCGGACATGCAAAACGCCCTGACCATTTTGGAGGTGACGCCGGATGAAGAAGTGGAGTAACGGAGCCAAAAATCGTCTGGTAGAAATCCGCGCCGCCGAGGACGGGGAGCAGGATATGCGCACCATTGCCGCAAGCATGGCCAAGCTGCCCCCCGGTCAGCTGAAGAAAATCCTCACAGCGGACATTATTGCCATTTTGGCGAAATACGGGGTGGTGATCGGATGACGATCAAGCAAAAGCAATGCTTGCTACTGTACCTTGGGTATTACACTGGGGCAGTCGATGGTATTTGGGGCGATAACTCCCGCTGCGCCACCGAGGCATTCCAGCGTAATTACGGGCTTACCGTGGATGGGATATTCGGCATCGGGACGGAGGCACGTATCCGGGAGGTCGTTGCTTCCGGAGAGCCGCCCCAACAGCCCCAAGACACCCAGGGGACGGAGGGCGGCGCAGACTGGTGGAAGGATATCCGGTATTTCAAGCGCGCCGAATTTCGCTGCCCCTGCGGCCGCTGCGGCGGATTCCCGGTGGAGCCGCAGGAATCCATTGCGCGTACCGTGGACGAAATCCGCTACAGGCTGGGCATCCCGATTTCCATTGTGGACGGCGGTGGTTCCGGCGTGCGGTGCGCGGCGCACAACGCGGAGGTTGGTGGTGTTGCCAACTCCCAGCATTTGTATGGGCTGGCGGCCGACCTGCACAGCGCAGCAAGTCCGGCGCAGATGAAAGCCGTGGCAGAAGATGTCATGGGACACACAGGCGGAATCGGGCTTTACGACTGGGGGATTCACGTGGACACCCGCCCCGGATATGCCCGGTGGAACGGCTGAGAGGGGAGTATACCAATGGACTTGGAACATGAGCAGAGACTGACCGCCGTGGAGGAACGGTCGAAATCCAACAGCCACAGGCTGGATAAGGTGGAGGCGTCCACCGCAGCGATAAACCGGCTTGCGACCTCCATGGAGGTTATGGCCAACAAGCAGGAACAGGTCGCGGATACCGTGGACAGGCTGGACGGCAAGGTCACGGCGTTGGAAGGAAAACCCGGAAAGCGCTGGGACAATCTTGTGGAAAAGCTGATTTGGGCAGTCGTGGCCGCAGTTGCAGGCTTTTTCCTGGCTCAAATCGGGCTGGGTTGAGCGATATATTTTGTATCTTGGGGGTACACCATGAATGAAAAAGATTTTTTAAACCTGTGCAAAAAGGCCGTCGCTGAATACTCCAATGAGCATTTGGACAAAAGCGACGGCAAGAAGATCACCGAGGACGATGTTTTTATCGTCTGGATGTGCAAGACCTTGCAGAATAGCAAGGCGCTTGCGAGCACCACCCTCTTTGACGGTATGTACTACGAACTTACCTTCAACGGGGACAAGAAGGAACTCTATTTCGACGCCTACAAAAAGTGGGAAAATAAGGCCATTTCTATTGGCTGAGTAATTCAAGGAGGAACATACAATGTTTGAATATTTCATTTATCACTACGGTACGCAGATCATTGCGGCCATGCTGTGCGCGATCTTCGGCTGCCTGGGCTATGCCATCAAGCAGCTGGCCGTGAAGTACATCAACGACGACACTAAACGCGCGATCGCCCGCGTGGCGGTGCAGTTTGTGGAGCAGGTGTGGAATACCCTCCACGGCGCGGACAAGCTGGCCAAGGCACTGGAAACCGCCGAAGCGCTTCTGAAGAAGAAGGGTATTGATTTTGACGCCGAAGAAATGCAGATTCTGATTGAGGCGGCTGTGGCTGAATTTAACGAAGCATTTAAGAAGCCGTTGACCGCAGAATCCACCGCCGACGCCGTGCGGCGGGTAGAAATGGAATAA